TAATAAGGATAAACACTTTGTCCCTTAAAGATAACCCTCCTGTCAAAAGAAAAAGGGGTAGACCAAGTAAAACAGACATCGAAGCTAAGAAAGCTAGGGGTGTTGTAGGTAGACCACCCGGAGAAGCTGCAAGAATTAAGGAGTTCTACGCTAGACTCTTAACCACTAGCGGAGAAACAGTAATAAACACTGTCTTAAAGAAGGCACTGGACGATACTGACAAGGATCAGATCGCTTGTTTGAAGATGTGCATAGACAGAATGTTACCTGTTTCTTATTTTGAAAAGGATAAGGATGCTAGAAGGGGTAACGTATCTATTAGCATTTCAATGGTTGGGGATCAGAAGGCGATCATTGAGCAGGAGAAAGAAGAAGATCAAGATATCCATGACGTTGAATACGAGACGATAGATGTCAGATCTGAAGATTAAACTGCTACCGTGGCAGCAAGAAGTCTGGACTGATGATGCTAGGTTCAAGGTCATAGCTGCAGGTCGTAGAACAGGTAAGAGTAGGATGGCAGCGTGGAGATTGATAGTCTCTGCGTTGGAAGCTAAGAAGGGTCATGTGTGGTATGTAGCCCCTACGCAGCAACAGGCTAGAGATATTATGTGGCAACAGTTGTTAGAGTTGGCTCATCCAGTCATAACTAACAGCCATGTCAATAATATGCAGATCACATTACTGAATGGTTCTGTCATATCTCTGAAAGGTGCTGACAGACCAGAGACGATGCGTGGTGTAGCCTTAAAGTTTGTTGTACTTGATGAGTATGCAGATATTAAGCCTACAGTATTTGAGCAGATCTTGAGACCTGCACTAGCTGACTTGAAAGGTGAAGCCATATTTATTGGTACACCGAAGGGACGTAATCATTTTTATGATATCTATAAGATAGGTCAGAGTAATAGACCAGAAGCAAAGGATTGGAAGAGCTGGCATTTTACTTCATTTGATAATCCTCTCTTAGATAAAGAGGAGATTGAAGTAGCAAAGAATACCATGTCTACATTTGCGTTTAGACAGGAGTTTATGGCTAGCTTTGAAGCACCTCAGTCAGAGTTATTTAAGGAAGACTGGGTACTGATTAGGGATAAAGACGAAGAACCTGAACATGGTACGTACTATATGGGCGTAGACCTTGCAGGTTTTGAGAATGTCTCTGCTCAGGCTAGCAACAAGAAGAAATACTTAGACCAAACTGCTATAGCTATTGTCAAAGTAAGTGATGATAACAAGTGGTGGGTCGATAAGATTGATGCTGGTAGGTGGGACATCAAGGAAATATGCGAAAGAATCCTGAATCATGTCCAGTTATACGACATACAGGTAATTGGAATAGAAAAAGGAGCGTTAAAAAGAGCATTAATGCCGTATCTCACCGAAATGATGCTAAAGAAAGCAGTGTATCCAAGGATAGACGAGGTAGCTCTAGGAAATAAAAGTAAAGTAGACAAGATCATTGGTGCTTTACAAGGTAGGTTTGAACATAAACAGATAGAACTATGCGATGGAGATTGGATACCACCGTTTAGAGACGAGTTATTGAACTTTCCTACGACTGGAGTCCACGATGACATGGTAGATGCACTGAGTTTGATAGCACACATTGCTAATGCAGCAGTGTACTTTGATGATTATGATGATGATTATGAACCTTTAGACGTAATTAGTGGATATTAAGGATAAACATGGCTGAACAATACGAAGAAGAATTACAATCAGAAGTAACTGAGAGTGATAAAGAGCTAGTATCTTTTGTAGTTGAACACTGTGACAGGTGGAGAGACTGGAGAGACACTAATTATGAAACTAAATGGGATGAATATGAAAGGATATACTATGGTATCTGGGCTTCTGAAGATCGTACTAGGGATAGTGAGCGCAGTAAAATCATTAGTCCTGCTACTCGTCAAGCTGTTGACAACCGTGTTGCAGAAACTATGGAAGGTTTCGCAGGATCTGGTAAACTATTTGAAGTCGTTGATGACTTAGCCGATGGAGATAGAACTGACGTTGAATTAATGCAAACTCTTCTTGTTGAAGACACACATAACAACGCATACTTAAACAACGTTAGTTCTATTGTCAAGCTAGCTGAGATCTACGGTACTGGTGTAGGTGAGATTGTTGTTAAGACAGAGATCGAGAAGATACCTGCCACTGAAGCAATACCGGGAGAAGAAGGAGTAGCTGCAATTGGTGTTATTGAAAAAGAAAAGATTGCAGTTAAAGTTAAACCAGTACATCCAAGAAATATATTAATAGATCCTAATGCTGATTCTATTAATGATTCTCTTGGAGTAGCTGTTGAAGAGTACGTAAGTCTATATCAGATTGTACGTGGTATTGAGTCAGGTGTTTATCGTAAGTGTGATATTGAACCTCACTACGAAAGTGATGACCTAGAACCAAGTAAGGTAGAGTCAACCAGTTATCAAGACGATAAGGTTAAGATCCTACGTTACTATGGTTTAGTTCCTAAAGAATACTTGGAGCAGATGGAGAACGAAGGTGAAGAGGTTGTAGACTTGTTCCCTGAAGACTCTGCTGCTGACAAAGTATCAGACTTGGTAGAAGCTATTATTATTATTGCTAATGATAATCATCTACTAAAGGCTGAAGCATCTCCATACATGATGCAGGATCGTCCTGTTATTGCTTATCGACCAGAAGTACGTCCCGGAAGATTCTATGGCGTAGGTACGGTTGAGAAGGCTTACAATATGCAGAAGGCTATTGACGCTCAGTTAAGAAGCCATATGGATTCTCTGGCGTTAACTACTGCACCTATGATGGGTATAGATGCTACTCGTTTACCGCGAGGTATGAAGTTTGAAGTTAGACCGGGTAAGAACATTCTAACCAATGGAAATCCTGCTGAGATCTTACAACCATTTAAGTTTGGATCTACAGATGCTTCTAACTATGAAACAGCTAAAGGGTTTGAAGCAATGCTGCTACAAGCTACAGGCACACTAGACTCGTCAGAGTTGGTCAAGAGCGCAGCATCTACAGCTGGACAGAATAATGGAATGGGTATGTCTCTGGCTATGTCAGCGATTGTCAAGAAAAATAAATTGTCAATGGCTTCTTTCCAAGACGATTTCATTATACCAATGGTTCAGAAAGTCGCATACAGGTATATGCAGTTTGATCCAGACCGTTACCCAATGAGAGACTTTAAGTTTACTACCATGTCTTCTATTGGTGCTATAGCTAGAGAGTACGAACAACAACAGCTAATTGGTCTGATGCAAACGCTCGGTCCTTCTTCCCCTATTGTTCCTATCTTGTTAAGAAGCATTATTGCTACGTCAGGATTAATGAACAAAGAACAGTTGATGGCACAGCTAGAGCAGATGGCTCAGCCTAATCCTGAAGCACAACAGATGGAACAACAACATCATCAGTTACAAATGGGCTTAGTTCAAGCACAAGCTAATGAACTTAATGCTAGAGCTGCTGAGTCTGCTGCTGATGCTCAAGAGGCACAGGCTAGGGCGCAGAAGCTATTAGTTGAAGCATCATTACTTGATGATAGAGTTAAAGCTGATTTAGTTAGGAGTCTTTCTGCTAATATAAATATGAAAGATAAGAATGAGTTTGAGAAGCGTGTTAAAGCTGCAGAACTTATCCTTAAAGAACGTCAGATAGACTCTAATGAAAAGATAGTTAGAGAACAAATGAGACAAAAAAACACTTGACAAAACACTGATTTTGTGGTATAATGATGGCTCATTATAGTAACTTAATAGAGGACTCCATATTGGATAAAGAACTCCAAGAGTATTACGAAGCAAGATTTGAAATGATGTCAACAAAAGGATGGATAGATCTCCTAAATGATGTTGACAAAATGATAGAAGAAAGAAACAACTTAATGGCTACTAAGAGTTTAGAAGAACTAAACCTTAGGAAAGGTCAACTAGATGTTCTTTACTGGATCAAGACACTCAAGCAACTATCCGAAGAATCATGGGAGCAACTCAATGAAAAGGATGTTTGAGTTTAGATGTGGTGAAGGTCATCTAACGGAAAAATATATTGACGAGAAGGTAAAACATATTGACTGTCCTTCTTGTGAATGTATAGCTCTCCGTATTATTTCTAGTCCGCGTATCTCGTTGGAAGGTATCACAGGAGATTTTCCAACAGCAGCAGATGCTTGGGCAAAGAAACATGAGGAGGCTACAAGAGTTGCCTATAAGCGCAGAGAGGGTTAGCGTCAGGTAACATTTTTTAATTCCTAAAATCACAAGCGTGACAGGAGACAGTATGGCGAAGTTTGAAGATCCGTTGCAAGAAGAACTTGAGTTTGATAGTATAGAAGAAGAACAGACTCCAGAAGAACAAGTAGAACAACCTGTTCAAGAGGAACAACCTGAACTAGAAATACCAGATAAGTATCGTAACAAATCAATCCATGATATTGTTAAGATGCACCAAGAAGCTGAAAGGTTAATTGGCAAGCAAGCTCAAGAAGTTGGTGAAGTCAGAAGACTAGCTGACGATCTCCTTAAACGGGAACTCTATCAACAACAAGCCGTTCAAAACCCTAAACAAGAAGAAAAAGATCCTACAGAAAGATACTTAGAAGATCCTGTAGGTGCAGTCAATGATGTTGTATCTAATCATCCTGCTATAAAGCAAGCACAAGAACAAGCGTTTGTTTATAAATCACAGCAGGTTGAACAAAGATTAAGGCAACAGTTTCCTAACTTTGATGAAGTAATACAAGATCCAAAGTTCTTTGAGTGGATTAAAGTTTCACCAATAAGAACTAGGTTGTTTACAGAAGCTCATTCTCAATATGATTATGATTCTGCTGTTGAGCTAGTATCAACATGGAACATTATGAATAAAGAGAAACAAGTAACACAACCTGCTATGGTTACTGATGCAAAGAAAGAAACAGCTAAGAATCTTAAAGCTGCTACAGTAGACACTGGCTCACCTGCTCCGAGTTCTAAAAAGACTTATCGTAGGACTGATCTTATTAATTTACGTTTACGTGATCCAGATCGCTACTATGCGATGCAAGATGAGATAATGTCTGCATACGCAGAAGGGCGTGTCAAATAACCGAAAGGAAATAAAAAATGG